CGAATAGCTTCAATTAACGCGCCATTTAGCAACGCAGAATCAAAGTTATCCCCTAACCACGTAGTACTAGCTGTAACAATAGAAGCGGGATAGTACCCGTAATGAAGTTCTACTGTATACGCGGAATCAGGTGTTGGCCCCAGTATAATAGCTGCATCAGAAAAAAGCGCATAGTGCGCGGGTACACCTGTTGTTGCAGGGTTTGGATAAGCCTCACGTATAAAATTAACATCTTTATTTAAAAGATACGTATACACACCGCCACTACTTAAAACAGCAATACTGTACGTGTATAGAAAACCTGATGGGAGAGCTAGATATTTATTATCCTGTGTTAATACGCCTGTTTGATTCCTACGTAATGCGGGTATTTGCACAGAGTTATATATCTTCTGCTCTGCTTGGTCTGTAAACATAGCAAGCTGATCTGCTGTAAAAGTCATCTCACAGATGTCTTCTATGTTTGTTTTTAATTCTGTGTAGTTCATATTCTAATTAAACCTCTAAGAAGTAATTACTACAACTTGACCTGTAGATCCAGTAGCAACTAAATCATCAGGGGTTAAACCAAAAGGGTCAGTACCAGCACCAACAGGGTTCCACCCCCACTGTATGCCTCTACTGCTGTTATTACCAGATTCTCCAAGACTTGTATCTGGCCTTGGATCTCTTATTGCTTGAGGGTCATGCACTGGATACAGCCCTAATTTAAGTTGTGGATGGTCAGGATCAAAGCAAGTAGGACACGCTTTTAAATTTGTAGAGAAGCCTTTACGAACTAAAACACTTAATTGTGAAAGTTTGTACTGAAACCCACATATATCGCACATAGCGATAGCTCTTCTAGAGGATGCAAATTTTGTACCCATTAGTACACCCTAATAATACGAGGGGTGAAACTTGCAGAAGTCTTGTCTCTATCTTCTCCTGCGGCTAACTCAAATTGTTCTTCGTATTCAATTTTTAACATAGGTAGCCTAGAAACAAGTTCAGGATCTTTCATTGCGTTGTAATACGCTAAACCTGCTACTAAACAAGGTAAGAATCTAAAGTTCATATCTGCAGTTTCTACACCACTACCAGCGTCTTCAATACGGCGCATACGCCAGTATGCAAGCGTGTAAGCGTCTGAATCAGGTACAGGCCATACATTTATGCGAGGGGCATCAACTAACCTCTCTATAAAAATCTGTAGAGGTCTTCCACTTGACAACTTGTTAGCTATAGCTGCGTACGTACTAACACTAATACGACTTATACTAAGATCTGATTGTGTAGAAGTGTTGCCGGGATTAGTACGAATAGCTTGTTCTAACAGGTCAATAGTGTCTGCGGGTAATGTGTATTGATAAACACCTGATGTTAAAGAAAGAGTTTTCTCTTCAATAGTCCACAAGTTTATACCACGATTCTGCCACTCTATAGTAAGGAGATTCATAGACCTACGAGCAGTACGTAAATCATACCCAGAGCGCATCTCACGGCCCGCACGCTCCCACGCTTCTTCAGCAATCTCTGTGAAGTTCATGTCAAACGTGGCTGTGTTCGATGTAGCCATTTATTTTTTCCTCTTTCGACGAGCGGCTTCTACGCGTCTTGGTTTACCTGCTGGCTGTCCGAGCCGTTTTTTCTGACTAATACGCTTTCTCTTTTCAGAAGATGACATTTCAGACGACGTTTTTGGAGTCTTTGAAGATACACGTTTGCTTGGACGGCAGTAAGGAGTTCCACGCTTGTCACCTTTCTTCCGACCACACGCCTTACCAGTGCTTACATCTTTCCAATCCTCTTTGAACCATCGTTTTAATGCCAGTCCCTTTTTTGTCTTGCGTACTGCCATGAAAGCCTCATCCGCACCTAACAGCGCGTTTTCTTCTAGCCAACCCACCGCTACGAAACTTTACAGTTCCTCCAGCAGCTTTCTTTTTTTTCTTACTGCTATTTCCGTAGTTAGCAGCACCAACTTTTCGACATTTGGCAATAGCTCCTGAAGCATATGCGCTCGGGAAAACTCTGTAGCGAGACTTTACCTTACGATAACAAGCATCTTTAGCCACATCAAGAACCTTTCATAACCACTATTTTAGCTTTACGAACACCTTGTCGAGCCTTACCAACACCACGAGGTTTCTTAACACCTCCACCTTTTTTGTAACCTGCAAATCTATCAGAAAAAACTATATCTCTTGTTGGATTTAACTCTGTCGCACCATCACCTTCTACTTTTCTATATTTTATAATATTACCATCTTCACCCCTACGCGGTTTACTACTTTTTGACCCGTATGAAGTTGTAATGTTTCTGCGGTATCTAGGATCGACAGCTCTTCGTGGAAGGTCTAAAACTGATCCAGTAGGCGAGCTATCTCCAATTTCTGTTTTCTTTTGTTTTAGTTTAAGCGGCTCTACAACCTTACCATCTTTTGAAAGCACAGCTCTCTTCCGTTGAGTAAGAGTTGGTTTTTTAATTAATTTAGCACCTTTCTTCAACAATTTAGGAAGCTCTTTAGCTCCTACTCTTAATAGTTGACCACCTAAAGCTACGATTAATGGAATTGGACCTGCCATATTAAGAACCTTTCATAACTACCATTTTAGCGGGGCGTTGTCTGGTAGCTACACCACAACCACGAGGCATACCGCCTTTTTTGTACCCCATGACTTTACCGCCACCCATCATCTTCTTCTTCATCATGCCACCGGCCATCTTACCGGCTTTCTTCTTTGCAACCTCTTTAGCTAGACGAGATCCACGTTTACCTTCTTTAGATCTAAACAAATCTATACCGCTTGAGATTGCTCCCTGTATAGCTGCACGAGGGGAATATTTTCCCATAATACCTTTTTTAAACTCTTCTTCTACAAGTGCTGAAGGTAGACGTTGGTCAAAACCAGCTCCTAATTCTTTACTAGAATCAAACCTGCCTCCACGTTTAGTTTTTACTTTGGACTTTTTCTTAACCGTCTTACCTTCTTTATAGCCCATGACTTTGCCGCCCATCATCATTTTGCCTTTACCATCTGCGGCGTAGAACGGAACTTTCTTACCATCTTTCTCAACCATCTGAAGGCCACCAGCTTTATAACCCATCATTTTTTTCTTCATTTTATCTTTCTTCATAATACTATTTCCCTACTTTTTTCATGGCTTTTTTGTGAGACGCAGTGAACGAACTACCTTTACGCATAGACTTCTTCATATCCGTCATATGTTTAGCGGTATGATGTTTAGAATGTTTCTTTAACGTAGCTTTCTGTCTAGCACTAATTTTTTTACGCATTTAACATTTCCACCGTTTTCTAGCTTGTCTAAGACGACTATTAGGATTTTTAGCTGCTTTAGGAAACTTCTTCATTTGCCCAGCACTACGAGCGCAATAAGACTTACGCCTATTAGCAGATTTACTTCCGGGTTTTACTTTACCTGTAACGGCGGTTTTTAAGGTACTACCGGGGTTCTTACGGCGATACGCCGCTACTCCAGCCCTAGTCATACCTGCACCAGACTTAGTAGAGCGAAAGTTCTTCTTATTCCTTGCGGGCATATTATCGGGTTTACGTACGTTACCCCCAGATTTATAGTATGCCCGCATAGAACTATCCTACATAAAATACCGTCATGGACGATAGACCAGCTACAGAATACGTTACATATCCACCATCAACAAACAATATGCCATCATCAGGAACGTCTGGGTACTGTGTAGTATTTGCAGAGGCTACGGTATTAAACTGCATCCGTATCCCACCTGTACCAGAACCTTCTCTAAACGTAATTGTACCTGCTGTGCCAGTATTTACTGCGTACAATCCACGAAGCCGTAGCCTACCTCTAAAGATAGGTGCAGCAATAGACGCACCAGAACCGGCACTTACGTCACCTGCAGGATTACCTACGGCTGCTATTTGAGTTACAGTAGTAAAGAAAGTAGACCCTGTTGCTGTATCGTCGTTAGCTCCAGTAATAGATTCAGTTACAGCAGTGCCTGTTTCATCAGTACCAGTCACTGTAAAAGATTTACTAGAATCATTCCCTGCACTAAGGATAGTAACATTTCTAGGCTCGTCAAACGTAACCGCACCGCCAGAAGCAAGAGCGCCTCCTAGAACTAAATTAGCGTTATTACCTACAGAAGCAGCAACTGATATACCGTCAGCGTCCACAGCGGCGGCGGTTATAAATGTAGATTGAATATCAGAAGACATAGTTTACTCCCTACCTAAACCGTCAGCCATTAGCATAATCAACATTCATGCCAGTAATACGAATCCAAATCTTACCTGCTAAATAAGCGGCGTTTGTTGCAGNACCTTGTACAAGGTACACATACTTTTTAGTCAGAGCTGCCATAACAGCACCAGAATCTACGGCGTTATAGTAACCTAGGGTAAGATCGCCGTTGTTCATCATCTGAGTACCAGAAGCAACCGCAGCACCAGAAGCAGTAGTTCCTGTAGCAGAAATGTCTACGTTAATGTCTGGGTCGCCGCCAGTTGGTACTTCTACGCAACCAAACTCAAGAAGAATAGGTATACCATTAACTTCTTTAGTCAGCTCTGCAATGTAAGCGTTTGCATCTGTGCCGTTACCAATAATTCTATCACCCGTTGCAGAACCATCAAAGCCACCCTGAAGGTCAATAAGAATGGAGGTTACAATAGTACCGCCAACTTTGTTCACAAAAGTGTTAATGGAAGCATCTGGAATACCAGAACCATGAGCGTTAGGGGTAATTCCAAAAATGGTGGCACCAGTATCCAAACTAGCGTTGTTTGCTCCAGCAGCCGTAGCTGTTCCTGAAAAACCGTTTGTATCAACAACATTGTTGATTCCAGAAGTTGCAACCGTTTGAAGTTCAAACTGCTTCTGCGTTACAGTTCCAGTAGTAGCATTTGTTGTAATTTGTTGAAAGCCGTTTTGTGAACGGACGGGACCGTTAAACGTAGTATTAGCCATGTGTATCTCCTGTCTTGGCTAGTGTCAGCCGCACAACGCGACTGTCAGGGGTAAGTTGTTATACAATAAAAAAAGGGGGGTAGCAAGTACCCCCCTCTTAATATTTAACTTAGGCTCCGGGGGAACCAAAGATCCCAAGAGGATCAGAGACACCGAACGAATAACGTTCCCGTGCCTTGTAGCGACTATTACCCGTATCAAAGTCAGCATCCATAGATGTCTGCATTGGAGTACGAGTGAAGTGCTTCAAGCCATTTGGTACGTCAGTCATAAGGAACCAAGCGTCTGTATCCGTCAGATAATGGTTGATCGCATAACCTTCAGGAATAGCACCGTTATTCTTGAGAGCATTAAGATCATTATCTGCTGTGTTTACACGTCCTTCAGTTTCTAACAACCGCGTAGCAACGAATTGCAGAGCGGATGGAATAACAAGTTTTCTAGGACGAGCGGCAATGAGCAAACCACGCTCATCTGTCCAACCACCAATCTGGATAACGGCGGCTTCAAGAGAAGTCTCGTTAAGATCAGCAGCAACGGCGGGACGGTTTGAGTTGGTCCCACCAGAGACGAGCGGATGTGCGGTGGAGCAAAGTGCTACACCATCACCATAAGTTGTTGAGAAGGCATCGTTAAGAATAGCCGCCCCTTTAACTTGCTTCGTGTAAGCCATAGCGCGGGCAAGAGCTTTAGTATAACGAGCAGACAGAGAGTCATACAAGTTATCTTCAACTGCTTCTTCAGTAACTGAGAAGCCCATTGCAACGGTTTCATGTTGGTAACGAGCCGTCCATGCTTCCTGTGCGTTGTCATATTCGATGGCAGAGCCTTCGTCTTTGACTGGTGCGGCAGAAAAACCGGAAAGTTTCGTTTCTTCTTCAAAAGAACGGTCAGAAGACTCTGATTCGAATATCTCCTTATGCTCTTCACCGTACTTAGCATACTCCATACCAAACAGAGCATTAAGGCCGGGAAGAAGTTCTTTTAGTAGTTGGGCGCGTGAAATAGCCATTGTCTATACCTCCTACAATCCAACAGGGTTACGATAAGCGTGTCCACCGATGAACACGTTACTACCATTGTCAGTATGTGGGCTAAAGATAACAAGCACTTCTTGGAAGGTATCGCTACCTGTAGCAGTGCTGTCAACCACATCAATTATCTGGAATGGTAGTGTCGAAGTTGTAGCAACACTATTATTGATAGCTAACTTAGACCGTCCATTAGCAGTATTTAATGTATTGCTAATGATTGAAGCCTTGTTACCAATAACAGTTCTTCCTAATGTTGCCATTGTTGTACCTGAAGAACATATAGCGGCTTTTAATACAACGTCAGGATCGTCAACAACAAACGCACTAATATCACTAGCAACAATGCTGCCGGGATATGAGTTGTTAAATGTTGGTTGACTAGTGTTCGGGTCTGTATAACTGCAACCCATAAAAACACCTAGTGTCCCAGTAGCTGGGAAAGCGGTAGTACTTCCGTCACGCTCAATAGTTCCGTCGTTTACACGTTTTATCAGGTCGCCTTTTCCGATAGCTGTGCCGTAATTACTAGCTATCTTCATTTGTCGAGTAGCACCTGCGAACACACGACCACCAATCAAACCGACGGGTATTAGCCCATAAGGGGCGTCAATAGTAGGATAAGCCATTGCTTATAACTCCCGAGTCAAAAATTAAGTTCCATTACCAAAAGTGACCTTCGACTTCCGATCATTAAAGAGCGGCATCCGAGGATCGTTTTCTCGCATCAGGTTGTTATCGACTGAAGAAATTTGCGCTTTACTTTGTTTACCAAAATAGTCTGTACGCTCTTCAATTAATTCTTGTGGAGCTTTGCAAAGCATTAACCCTCCGATTACAACATTATCAGCGAACCTTTCTTGTTCGATAGTAACTAGCGTAATCTCTGGATGGTCTGTTGCCTTAACCGGCTCCCAACCTTCACGTAGTTTTGAGGAAACATTAGTGGCATCAATCTGACCTAGTGTAGCTACACGAATCCAATGAAATTCATAACCCGGCTCGGGAGTAGGTGAGGGAAGCACCTCGGGGCGCTGCCAAGCTCGTTTACGGGTCGTTTTTTCTCTAGTCGTTTGCTCACGGTTAATTCTGTTATCAGCCATTTGCGTCTTTCCTCATTTCAATTGCAACCTGTTTGGCGTAGTCTTCAAGGGAAACTCCTAAACGTTTCGCTAGGTTTACTTGTGTTTGCGTTAGTACAATCTTTTTAGGAGAAGTACTCCGCGTAGCGGGTGCAACCACATTCGCCTGACGTTTTGGTGTTACCTTTTCTTCTTCAGTATCCTCAAATTCCTCTGGGAATACTTTACGCATACGAGCATTAATAGTCTCGTAGTATTCATCACTTTGCAGGTCCATACCTTGTTTGGCAAGTTTATTGTGCAGTCCCAGTACGTAACTTGTCATTTCATCGTCTGAACCAAACCAAGGATTATCCTCGGCCCACTCGTTAGCACGCTTATCAACCGGCACTGGGGCAGGTTGCGTACTAACTTCTTCTACAGCAGTTTCTTGTTCCTGTAAAGAAGGTAGTTGAATATTACTTAGGCGATCAGCTTTAATCTTAGCAGTTGTTAACTTTTCTTGCGCTTCTACCAGTGCGTCTGTATCACCTGCTTCGTGCGCTTCTTTAAACTCACGTTTAGCCATTTCTAGTTCAGAACCGGCGCTACGCTTCGCTTGATCTAAAAGAACAGTTTGGTTTTTAGTTTGTGAACTTTTTAACCCTTTGTTCTCTTCTATTAACTGTTGAGTATATCGTTCAAGTTCTTCTCGCTCACGAAAAGCTGTTTCTTTTGCGCGGCGTTCATCATGATACCCCTTACTAAAGTGTTTGATTCTGTTACGAACTTTATCAGAATAATCTTCAAGTTCTTCATCAGTAACTTCGTCAGGAGGATCAGAAACTTTACGTCCTCTATCCGCTTTAGGAGTATCATCAACAACTTCAACTTCAAAATCAGTATCGTCAGATTTTGCTGACCCCTTACTAGGGGTTACCATTTTTACAGCGCTAGAAGGTTTAACTTCTATATCTGGTGACTCTTCTTCATTATCGGGATCAGGAAAACTAAATTCAACTTTCTCAAAAGGCATATCTTATCTCCTATACATTGCAAATACCACGAGGATCAGGAATAACTGCCTCAATGGAATCGTCGTTCATTAATCGAAACTCTTTACCATTAACCTTAAAGCGAGTGCCTGTATTCATACGGAACATAACGTAGTCCCCTACTTTACACCAAGGACCACTAGGAAATCGCTCTTTGTCAGTATATGCGCCACTACCCATATCTATGACGACTCCCATAATAGAGAGAATATACTCGCGGTGCTTCTCTACATCTGTTTTAAGGAGCGAAGTACCCTGATAGGTATCTTCAATATCTGGTAGCGCTACTAGCAATCTGTACCCAGCCGGTATAGGTAGTTGAGCATCAAAATCTTCTTCGCTAGCAATAGATTGTACTGCTGTTTTAGTCATTATCTTCTTCCAAAAAGTTGCGCGAGAGGTCTTCAATATGTGAGAGTGCGGCGTCTAGACCTCGGATAACACCACATAATTCCCTATACTCAGGAAAGTCTTTTGGACTACCATTTGCTAGGAAAGTTATTGCAGAGGAACGTTGTTCCTCGATACGTTCTTTAAGCACGTCAAAGACGGTTTTTGCCATAGGTTATATTGCTCCTTTTTAAGAGAGTTTATTCTTATTAGGTTCAGTTACAGTCTTGAATATTTCAAGATCTAGTTTATCAGTTTCACGTTTAACGTCAGCATCAATTCCTGCTTTAGCTTTTTGTGCGCCTACAACTATATTTGCCTGTTCATTCTCTACTCGCTGGGCATTTATTGCTGCTTCGGTTTGGTCTTTCTGTGCTTTACGTTGTAGATCAGCTTGCTCTAGAACAACATCAGCTTGATCTTTCTGGGCCTTGCGTTGTACTTCTGCTTGCTTAACAGCAACTTCTTCACGTCGTAACTGAAGAACTGGATCTTGAGCTTGTTCTTGAGCTTGTTGTTGAGCGGCCTGTTGTTGATGTGCTTGTGTAAGTTGTTTACCTGCGTCTGCAACAAGTCTGGCAAGTTCAACTTCAACTTCTTCAGACAGTGGCTGGTCAGGGGGTGGAAGCGGCACACCCAAGCGTTCTTCAATCTGGCTACGATAACTAAACCCTAGATGTTCTGCTATATGAGCCTGTAAAGACGCCATAATCTGTTGTGCTTGAGGGTTTTGACCAATTGCTTGAGCAACCATAGGATCTTGCATAAACGCCGTGTGTGTAGCGATATGAGCATCGTGGGCCTGATACAAAAACGCTTTCATGGGTTTGCCTACAAGTGCAGCCATGTTTTCGCTTACTGGATCGACTGGTGTTGCATCGTCGTCTGTAGGAACAAGTTTATCTGCGTTCTTT